ATGCGTCAGCCAATTCTTTTCTGTAAGCAAAGCTAGTGTTGGCGTTATTGCGAGTTAAAGATTGTAATTTGCGAATAGCGGTATCAGCAGAAGCCCTGTCACCTAAAGACAATGCTTTTTCAATTTCACGTTCTAAACCTAGTGATTCTTCATACGCTTTCATTGTTTTAGCGTAGTTTTTGTCTTGAGAAACAATAGTGTCTTTTACAGCGTTACGAACAGAAGTAATTGCTCTTTGAGCTTGTCGTTGCATTGGGCTTTCAGGATACAAAGCATCTAAACGTTGTTTTAAAGCGTCTAAACCTTCAGCAGTATGCAAAGTAGAGTCTTTTTTCCATTCGCCAACAATAGACTCTAATTCCTTAACTTTAGACAATTCTTCTTTACCAATCTTAAACTTGCTAGTAGTTGGTGTTTCTATTTTTAAAGATTGGATAGTTTCATCTAGTTTGCTAGTAATTGGCGCAAAATCTAAACGTTTCATAGGTGTAGGCAATGCTTGACCAGCCACAATTTCTTGGCTAGGCATAGTTGTTTTAATGCCTTCTCTATAGCCAGCCATGCGGTTTGCACGAATATTGGCTAATGCGTCTTTTGCTTGGTCTAATACTTCAGCCGTAGGTACTTCACCTTTAAGGTTTTGCAAAAATGTTTGATTGCCAGTTTTGCCAGCTTGAAACGCTTGACCAATAGCTTCTTCACCAGCACCAGTAGTCATGCCAAGACCTCTACGCAAACCACTTGATAATGCTTTTGCGCCAGAAGATACAAGGGATGGGACTGCGCCAATAGCAGCGCCAATACCAGCTTGTTCTAATTGATTCTTGTAGTAATCTAAACCAGTTTTACCTGTTGATTCTGGTGTAATTGCGCCTTGTGCTGCACCAAAAGTTGTGCCTTGAATTAATGGGTTAGCCCTTGCAAAAGAAGGTATCATTCCAGCGCCTTTTGCCATACCTAAACCAGGGGCTATAGCACCACCAATTTGACCAGTTAAATAAGAACCTGGATTAGCTTCTTGATAAGGTTTTGCTTGTTGTGCATAACTTTGTGCAGCTTGACCACCTACATTGCCACCAGTTAGTAATTGAGAAACGCCCAATACAGGGTCAATAACAGCAGATTTAGTAGCGCCAGCTAATGCTGACTCTAATGGGCGTGGTTCGGCTTGTACTTGTGCAACATTTCGTACAGGTCTACCTAATGCAGCGCCACCGCCAGTTTCAGCAAATTGTGTTTGTGGTTTTTCCCAAACAGGCAATTCTGGAGTAACTTGTACTTGTGGTTGCGCTTGTGTTGGTTGATATAATTTTTGTGCTTGTGAAATAACATCAGCTTGTGAAGCCCCAGCAGGGCCTTCTAATGTTATTTCTTTTCCGTCAGGGGCAGTAACAATATATTGTGCCATTATTTCACCGATTTAACAGACCAACCACCTTCAGACTTTGCAGGGGTAACAGGTTGTGCGCCACGCCCAGCACCCATTCCAGCAGCAAAACCAATATCTTGTTCAGCTTGCGCCCTAGCTGCTGCTTTTTGTGCAATGATTTCTGGTCTATCACCAAACTGCGGAAAGAAGGTTTTAATGTTTCTTTGAACTTCACCTTCAGTAGCAGCAGCACCAGTTTTAAAGCGTAAATATGATTCAGCCCATTGTTCTTGGGCTTGTTTATATTGCTGTGCTTCTGGAGAAGCTAAAGCATTTAATGGGCCACCAGCTACTTTTAATGCTGATTGAGTTTTTAAAGAAGCTGGGTCAAAACCTTTTGCTTCTAATTGCTTTAAATTATTTTCAGCGCCAATCATTTGGCTTTGAAATGCAGTAGCTTTAGCTTGTGATTCAGTTAAAGGTTTGCCATAAGCTAATTCTTGTGCAGCTTTTTGCTGTTCAAGACTTAATCTGCCACTTTCTAAACCTAAACGCTGTTTATCAATAGCAATTCTAGCTTTATCAGCTTCAGACATTTGGTTAATAAAGTCGTTAAATGTGCCTTTATAACCATCTTTTTTAGCCAAATCAAATTTAATTTGGTCTGGTATTTGTTCTGGTAATACTTGTTTAATGATAGAAGGCAACAATACATTACCAGCGCCAGTTTCAGATTTAAGCGCTTTTGCCAATGCTTCTTGTGGATTTGCTTGTACGGCTGGCATTACAGCTTGTGGCGCTACACCTTGATAAGATGGCCCAGCTAATTCTGTAGCTACTTCTGGTGCGCCAATTAATGACTTCATAATGTCATTAGTTTCAATAAGTTTCTTTTCACGCAATGCTTGCGCTAAAGCCAATTCTTTTTGGTCAAGCGTTTCCATGCCTTTTTGACCAGCATAGACATTGAATAGGTTGCCAATGTACTGCAAAGGATTAGCTGGCACATATCTGTCGCCAATCATTTGACCTTGAGGCGCTTGCATACCTTGTTTAAGTAACATTTGCGCCATTTGACGCTGGCGTTCTAAACCCAGCATTTCTGGGTTAGCAATTAATTGAGATATATTGTCTGCCATGTTAAGGCCCCATGAATTTTTTAAGCCAATCAAATGTGCCAACAGGAGAACCTAAAGCGCCAGCACCCAATGTAAACAATCCACCCATCATTGCATTGTTATAAGCATTATTAGCGTTTGCGCTTGCAACATTTCCTTGTTGTGTAAGACCCATAGAAGTTAAATAATCTGTTCCTGGGACTGTTGTTGTAGGCGCATAAGTTGGTGTAGAAAGGTTTTTTAATCCTTGTGCAACTTGCAAAGGAGTCATGTACTTCATCATTTCTTGTTGAAACGCTTGATTTTGCGCTTGCATACCAAGACCTTGGTTTTTGTATTGCTGATTAAACGCAAGGTCATTAGCAGACATATTTTGCACATTGGTGCGTAATGGCTGTGTAAATGATTGTTCTTGACCAGCAAGGTTAAGCCCAACTTGTGCAGCGCCTTGACCAAATGCTTGTTGATTGGCACGCAATCCTGTGTCCATACCGCCTACAATAGCGCTAGTTCTTGCGTCATTTTGCTGTTGTGCTAACAGTTGTTTAGCTGTTTCATAGGCCCTAGTACCAGGCACAATACCTTGATTAGCTAATTGTGCGTCAGAAGATTGTGATTGGCGTTCTAATGTTGGCTGAAGTCTACGCATAATTGCAGCTTCATAGGTTTCGCCAGGATTAATACCATAAGAAGGCAATTTAGATTGGTCAATTTGCGTATTTACATTGTATTTAGGCAAATCAATTAACTGTGTAGCAGGGTTAAATTGTTGCTGATTTAAGCGTGAACCGTAGTAATTCATTTTTGGCATATCGCCAGCGCTGTTAAATGTAGGTGATTGAAATGGTGTGCCGTATGTAGAAGCTAATTGACCGCCTTGTGCATTAATAGCATTTTGCACAAACGGGGCAGCCGTTGTGTTCATTGTATAGGTAGGGTTACCATACTGGTCAGTACCAGTTTGTTGGTAAGTCGAGTTACCATAAGGCGTAACTTGATTAATACGGTTATTAGCTGCATTAGCAGCAGCAGTTTGTTGCGCTGCACCTGTATAGTCTGGCGTGTCTACAGTCTGAGGACTGCCAAACAACGCATTTGTTACACCACCTAATATTCCGCCACCGCTACCCATATTAATCTCCTTTTTTTTGTATATAGTTACTATATACTAAATCAAATTCATCTTTCAATAACGACCATCGTTTTTCGTTGTGCCATTTACCATCTAAGAAGAAATGCTCTCTGTTTATTCCTTCAAATGTCATTCCTAAATTCGCTATTACTTTTTCGTTTGTTTTGTCCGCTGCTTCTGCAGTTGCTGCAATCACCTTATGAAATCCAAGTCTGTTAAATAAGTAATTGAGAAGCATCATAACCGAACAAGTGGATAATCCTTTGCCTGCAAATTCCTTATCTACTACTATTCCAAAATCACATGTCTTTGCTAAGAGCCTGATATTATCCCAACTTACAAATCCGATAGGCTGTGGTACAAAGTTTAAATTCTTTGATCCTAAATATTGTCCTTTTTCGTAAATCATTAAAATATTCATTCCCATCAATTGCGGAAACATGCTGAGTTGTTCGGGTGTCATTAACTCAGGAATATTTTTAAAAAAGTATTTATAGTCCTCATCATATAACCAGCGTTGCATGTCCGCCCAGTTATGTTTATCAAATGGAACTAATACTGTTTTTTCGCCTGTGATCATTACAATACCTTTATAATATACCTTACACGAATTGAACTAGGTTGAATGTTTTGAGTAGATGAAAGTTGATTGTTTGTACCTGGTGCCGCGCTGCCTGTTGCTCCTGTTCCAGAAGCATCCGTTGTAGGCGATGCCGCACCTGTAGCGGCTGTATGGTTGTGTGAACCGTCTGTAGATATTCCATGCCTATGTTGGCCTTCAAAGTTATATACCCCTGCGTCAACTGCAAAATGATGTGTGGTTTTAATTACTCCATCATCATCCATAATCGCTTGTTGAGAGCCGACAAAACCGGTGTTATTAGATATGACGTCTGTAAGACCTGTATGAGCATGATCCCCGTCGACAGAGATAGAATGGGTATGCGCTGTTACGTTATGAGTATGACTGGGTCCTGTATGAGTGTGGCCTGCTACTGTATGGCTATGTTGTAAATTGACTGTGTTTCCTGCGTTACCTACTGGTGCAGTAGCCCACGGAGCTGTTCCAATATTACCACCACCATCTGTGCCGAAACCGACTGGATATCTGCCGGATAAATCTGGAAGTGTTTGACCATTTAAAGGGCTGGCTGGATAGGCAAGAACACTACCATCACAATATCTCCAAAGTGCTGTATTGAAAGTCAACGCTCCATTAAAATCATAAAATGGAACAAGGGTGCCTATTGGCAAAAGACCAGAACCACTTCCTGTGACAGTAATTACTCCTGCGCCGGTAATTGTCGCGTCTCCACTCATTGGTACTAATTTATCATACCTTATACCTGCATCTGGCGCGATATTATCGTTATTTATATTTCCGTTATAATCATTATATAAAACATCATAATCGGCATTTACTTCTGCTGATCGGATGACTGGGCTTGTTAGAGGAAACGTATAGGGTTTTGTTACAATAGACATATTTTATCCTAAAATAAATATTGTGACTTCGTTGTTTGCTGTCGTTGATCGTAAATAAATCTTTGTTTTACTCCAAGGCTGAAACCCATCGTACACCACTCCGCCATTAGATGTTCGTAAGACTAAATATCCTAAAGGTGCATCTATTAATCCGTGGGAAATATCTAAATCTGTATTGGCTAATGGAAATGTGATTTGTGCCATTGTCCCATATAAATTTTTATTATTCCCTTGTATGTCCCCAAATTGAATCAATCCATTGACTACTTGCTTAATTAATTTCAGTTCGTTGTTAAACGCATAGGGTTCCACTTGTTGATAGGTCAGCCCGCTTTTAATCAACATTAGCGAATCCCTTTCACTTGATACTGGAGCGTAATACTATTTACAGTGACTCGTTCCCCGCCTACATCGTTATATAATTTTAGTTTAGCATACATATGAATGTGCCCACTTTGCATACGTACTCGTGCATTGAAATATTGAATGGTTTGCCAAAGAGCAACGTCCCATAAAGCAACGTCCCAAAGCGCTCCATTTCCATATAATGATACTAAGCTAGTAAAAATCGTTTCCGCTGCTACTTCTGAAAAATCAAATGCTGTAGTAACTTCTAAGTTTGATAGTGGGCCATTTTCTCTTGCGAGATTGAATTGCTCGAAAACCAAACGCTTATAATTATTTGGATTATTGTAATTGATCCACTTGCTATTCCATTCTTTTTCTATGAACCCAATTGAGTATCTTGATGTGGCGTTTGGTGTTGTATTCCAATTTGATGTGACTGTGATTTGTATCGGCGTGTTTGTGGATATAGTTCTAATTTGTCCTTCACCTAATCCGTCAACGATCTTAACACGTACGCCATCTAACTGATTTACAGGAAGACCACCCAAAATATATTGATCTCCTGGTGCTGGAACAATTGTCCATGCTGGAGCTACCGTGAATGTTACTGGACTTGCGGTGTTGGCTGTTATGGTTCTTACTTGTCCAATACCCGCTCCACTACTTATATAGATTTGATAGTTTACATATTGATTAAGAGCTACGCCACCAAAAGCTGCATCTGTTATTGTTGCGGCTCCTGTGGCTGTTGATGCTGCTATTCTTACTGCTAATGCAGTGTCTGTGAGGGTGCTTGCTGTGTTGGGCCCTGTTGTTAATGCTGCAACGTGAGTATATCCATCACTGTCGGTATCATCTTGTTTCCATAACCTTCCACCTTGATCTCCTGACCAAAGAAAAGGTCTTCCGTTTTGTTCTATTATTGCGAGTGAGTTTCCATAAATTCCAGTGAAGAAAGTCCAAGCTTGAATCACTGTATCGTAGACTACAACGAAATTGTTTTCTGGATTGGATTGAGAGGGAACACAAAGAAAATACCAGTTTTTAGCAGCGTTCTTATAATTGATTGCACACGCATATTGTTCTTGTGACCAATTGAATGAAACTTGAGATCCCAAGCTTTGGTTGTCAAAAAATGGTTCTATCTTTGTAGACTCATAATTTATTCGAAGACCATCAAAGGAATACACTCCACGCTCAGAAAGAAAGAATAGTTTATTTCCTATTACAGCAGGAACTCGATTATTAAGCGCACCTATACGATCGTCTGTTTGTGTTTTTTGTAATGAGAAATTTATATTTTGATCACCTGATAAGACGTAAATAGATTTTCTTTTAAAGATAACCAATTGATCGAAGAATGACACAAGTGCCGTAATCACATCTCCATCATCTAATCCCACTGGAATACTATTGAGTATAGGCCATTGATCATGACGATATTGTTTGGAGAAAAGTAAGTTAGAAGGAAAATTAGGATCTACACCAAACAATCTATCCTTGTGAGTTTCAATCATTGACAGCACAGCAGGGGCGTCATTATCAAATTCTAGTTCTATCCTAACTCAGAATCTAATGCTGAATCGGTGTACGTAGTAGTGACGTTATCGTTTAAAGAAACACCTGTGTCTACTCTATAAAATGTAGTACCGCCAACTTCAGTGCGATATAGACGTCGTGACACAATTTGTTGAGATCCAACAAAAGGCGCAGGTGATGTTGATATTGCTGATAGTTGTATATTTTGGTCTGGTCCTGCTGGTATTGTTACAGTAAACGCAGGAGATGGATTTGATTCTTCTCCATCCAAATTTACAAACACATATCTGTATTGATAAACTCCAGCAGGTATTGATCCTGCTACAAGACCTGTCAGTCCTACTACTCCTGTGGGGGTAGGTAATCCTAGAGCATAGAAATTTGTACCGTTGTATTTAAGATTAGTATCAACTCCATTTACTAGAAATGCATAATCATTCAATGTAGAGAAATCAAAAAATGCCCCTGAAGTTATTGGAGTAAAGATACTGGCGGAGACAGATCCAACAACACTATAAATATTTGTGCCTGATGTTTGAAAAGTATAGCTTGTTCCATTGGAACGCTTCAATTGATAGATACCTGTCACTGGGCCTGTGGTTGTTGTGATCCTAGAATATCCTTTGCGTGACTGAATCCCAAAGACATTCCCATACGTCATATTTGTACAATACGGCGTTTCATTATCTTCCAATGAAGTCACTGCAGTTTTTAAGTTAATCCCTCCTACAGCAAAGCTTTGTTTGATTAACTCATAATTTTGTAATGGAAGAGTCATGTAAAAACAGTCCTCAAGAAATTATTGATTGCCTCTTAAAAATGCTACAATACGACATTGTCCTGGATTTGCGGGAACTCCGCTTTCTCGAATGACAAATCTTACCCATTGTCCGACAACCGGTTGTGTAGGTAATGTCACGTTTTCTATACTTGCACTGGTCGAAGTATAGGTATGAGAAGATCGTTGTGTGTTTATAATAACGTTTGCTCCTGGTACTATGACTGCAGATTGGGATTCTCCAATTGCATAATAAGTAAATCCGCCTGCTGCATTATCTGGAGAGACTTCCGTAACTATATTTATCGCTCCACCCGCAGCCCCTCGCTCATAGTTCAGTAAAACAGTAAGATCTGCATAAGTATTGAATGGTACTGGATCAGTGGTGAATGTTGCTCCAGCAGCTGGAAGTGATCCTTCGAATACTATACGTGTGTCGTAAAATTGTGCCATTGAAATATCCCCTTTTTATGGATAATAATAATTTGATGTCTCATCGATACCAAACGGTTCTGTGTATTTTCTACTTTGAGATCTAAGAGCAATTGCATCCTTCACTTTGTTTTCCCAAGTCTCTAACATCACTTGGAATGGACCTAGATCTGCCCCTTGATTACCAGTCATTTCTTCTTTGAGTTTTGCCGAGACTACTGCTTTCAGAACAATAAGCTCCTGCCATTGATTGAGGAATGTAGAGACAGGCGAATCTCCGTCTGCAACCAATGGAGCAGCTCCCGGTACGTATTCTAAGCGCAATCCATTAACGACAGTCACTTGAGGCATTGGTTCTAAAACAAAGTTAGGGCCTACAAATCTGTAAGTAGGTAAGTAGGCATTAGTTGCTGAGAAGGTAGAGAGTAAGTTTGATGTTTCAATACGATTATATTCCTGAAGAGGAATAGTAACCGAGTTGTCTATTACGCGTTCTAATAATCTGAATTTATCAACGTTG